TCTCTGTAAATGCCTTTAACTCCTCAAGAGAAGTTACAGCTTGTTCTCCAAGCCTCATGCCCTGTTGGGATGATTTACTGATACTTGCATCAGTTTCACTTGAAACTTCTGGCTCTGTAGATTCAACTTGCATCTCTGCTTTGATTTCTTCATCTACAGGCTCTAAACCTGATTTAAGTGCTTGAACAAAACTGTTCTGTTGAGCACCTACTAGCACAGGAGATACCTCCCATACTTTAACATCCTCTAATACTCTTACAGGAACTTCCTCTCCTTTAGCATCAATATGAGTTCCTTTAGATGATTTCATTACTTGAAACCCATAAGAGAATTGTTGCATATCTTGCATTTCTTTAACTGTGTTGTATGCTTCTTTCCCTGCTTCTGTATTTAGAAAATATCCTTTAAAAACAGCTTTTTGATTATCTGTTTCTATGATGCCTCTACCTATTACCTTACTCCAATCATGATTCCAGACTAAAGGCACTTTATTGCCTGTATATCCTGATCTTAAGGCATTGGCTTTTGTTACATCATTATCACTATCAATAGTGTCAAATAATGAAAAAACTGCCTCTATATATCTTTTATCCCCATCCTCTTTTAGCTCAATAGGAGCATTCTTAAAAGAAAGATTCTCTGGTCTTTTTACTTCACTCATCTATTACCTCAATATATGCTTCTGTACATCTACAATTAGCAATTAAACCTATAGGAGCATTTGGATCTCTAGGTCTATCTAACTTAATACCATTATACAGATAAAAGCTGTTCAGAGGAACTCTTTGATTATCTAGCTCAAAGTGTGCTTCTCTAACAATTCCATCTCTTCTAGAAACCCATTCTTTTTCTAATGTTTTACCTGTTGCTTTTGCAGATCTCTCTTGAGCCCAAGAAGAAACTTTACCAACTTCTGTTCTAGCTATATTCTTTGCTCTACCTAAGTTCTGCCCACCAAGAACAGTATTTATTTTCTTAGCTAACTCATTAAAGAACTTCTCTCCCTGTGGAGTACCTGCAACAGGAGCAACAATTCCTAAATCCTCAAATTCTTTTAATGTATCTGTGATGACTTTTTGAACTCTCTTCTTTGTTGTTGCATTTAAGTCATTCATTACTTTCTTAGCATTTTCTTGTATAAATCCTGCTGCTTTACCATCTTGAAATACTGAGCCAACATCTGCAGGAACATTCCTTTGTCCTCTATAAAAGCCATCTTCTACAATTTTTCTTAATGTTCTTCCCTCTGGTAATAATCCTGATAATGTACCAAATACAGTTCTTATTGCTTGTTCTTCATCAATCTGTACTCCTAAATCAACAGGATCTGCTGCTTTAAAGTTATCTTGAGCAGGAAAGAGATTATCCCAAGTTCTAACTGAAAAATCATCTGCTACAGAATAGAAGAATGGAAGTAACTCTTTATCAAACTTAGATTCTTGTAAAAATAAATCAATGTTTGTATTAAGAGTATCTATATCATTACTTGCTTTAGAAATATTAGATAGAGCTCTTCTTTGTCTGTTTAATTCTTTTGCATAAATCTCAGACATAAAATTGCTCCACTTATTTTGCAAATCATCTATAGCTTTCCAGAGTTCTTTTTTTTCAATTTCTGATCTGTAATGTTTAACAGTAGGAAGTCCTAAGAATTTAACTGTTGGCTCTTGCCATCCAAATAATGGATAAGATGATTTCTCCTCTTTTACTTTCTCAGCTTCTTTTGTAGCCCAATTAAAAGCTCTCATCTTGTTACTCTTAGAAATGTCCCCACCCCAAAGCAACCAAGCCACCTGACCTGCAGTAGGATTTCCATTTCCTGCTAAATAATCATTAGCTGCTTCTGAATCTAAATCTCCCTCATGCCTAGCAAACCAAGCTGCCATTCTCACAACTTTATTATCTGAAATCTTTCCATTAGCCATATCTCTGGCTTCTCTTTTAGTTTTATCTGTTAATCCAGATCCTGCATATTCAAGAAGTTCTAAACCTCTAGCTGCATTCTTTTGTATATAATCTGGAACATTTTCTACAGCTTTATTATCTTTTTTATGCTTTTTAGGCTTCTTTGGTTTCTTAGGCTTTCCATATTTATCATCATCAGCATATTGTTCAACTTGAGCTAATCTCTCCTCAGCCTCTTGTCTTGTGTCATAACAACCAAAAGATCTACTTCCATCCTCACTAAGAACACAATATTGTCCATCTTGTTCTTGTATCATCTTTGCATCTGTATCTACAGCAGTTAATTCTTTTTCCTCTACTACATTAGATTGAGCAAACTCTGTGCCATGATACATAGTTACTTCTGAGCCATCTACAGGAACTTCTGCTATTTGCATATTTCTGACAAAGTAATCTCCATTATCTAAAGTAGGTAATTGAGTTGCTTGTCTAGCTTCATTCACAGTTACAAATCCTGCATTAAAGCCTGTAACTATTCTCTGCATCTCTGCATCTTCATCTTGTGATAAAGCTCTTACATCTGATAAATCATATTTAAAGCAGTAATCTTTATTATCCTCAAAGTCTTGTAATAATAATTGTTTAGTAAATTCATTGGCAAAGTGATTCCACATAGGAATAAGTTTCTGTTCTGTAAAGAACTCTCTTAACTCTTTAGCATTAGAATATGTTGCTCTCTCTAGTCCAGAGCCAAGTCCTGCTAAGATTGCAGGAACACCAAGCACAGCAGATATTCTCTCCTCATTGATGTATCTAAGTTTCCCTATCTCTAAATCTTTAGGAGAAAAAGAAAGAGTTTTTATATCAACTTCTCCACCAGATATAACTAATGGTCTACCTCTGTTCTCTCCTCCAAATCTCCTACCAAATACTTCTGCAATATTCTCTGCTTCATCACTTGTCATTGATAAGTCATTCTTTGGAGATATAACAACACTAGGAACACCTGTATTCTTAACTAAAGCTGCACCCATCTGTGAAGCTGCTGCATCTCCTAAAACTTCAACCATTACTGATCTAAGTGGAGAAAGCCCTCTCCTGTGATTTCTAGGATCTATTCTTTCTCTAAGATGTATCATATCCTCTGGCATTATCTCTAATGTGTTGCCTTTTTGTTTATATTGATACTTAGTTATAAGCTGTTCATTATTGCCTTTAACTTCTACCATCTCTGGTAACAATGGCACTAACTGAACTACTTGTCCTGCATCATTCCTTAATTTAAGTAAAAAAGCATCTCCAGATACAGCTATAGAAGTAACAATGTAGTTATTCATTAAACTTGAACTCATATTTGGATTAGGATTATCCATTAATTCTTGAGCAGGATGATTAGCAATATACTCATCTCCCTCTTGTGTTTTTAAATAAACTTTAAGAGGAGGCTCACTAAATGCAGTACCTAAAACATTTAAACAGGCTAAAGCTGCAGAGTTACCCTCTGGGCTCATCTGATTTACTCCACTAAAATATCCTGCATCTGCATTGAATGGAAAAACTATATTTGATGTTGGAAAATTATTATATGTTTTTTTCTCTGTATTGACTTCTTGACTACTAAAGAAACCTCTAATATTATCTGCTATACCCAATTAGGTTACACTCCAATTTGTCTTTCTAACTATTCCAAACCTAGCTGCATAAGCTAGTGCATCCACCATATCATCATGAGATCCAGAGGATGGAAAGCTAGTTAATTCTCTTTCAAATTCTACAAGCCATTTAGCATTTTTCAAAAACCATATAGAGCCATTTTCTACTCCTGCAGCAGCAGGAACAGCTCTAGCAGTTTTTGATTTGTCTGCCTTTAAGTTCTTTATTGGCAAACCCTGCCTCCTAGCCATCTGAATAATACCAAGTCCAAAACTAGAATCCTCCACTCCCAACCAAGACATGTTGTATTCATTTATCTTTGCTTCTATCTGTGGAAGTAACTCTGGAGCTTCTAGTCTGGCTCTGAATACATCCATTACTAATAGCTTACCACTAGGAGTTGAGCCAACTGTCATTATTACTGAGTAATCAGCAGTTTCCTTAATACTTAGTGCTGTGTCCATAGTGCCAAAGATAGATAACTCACTATGCTTAACAACTTCATCTCCTAAGATATATTCTGGATCATCTTGTTCAATAACATCATAATATTTAAACCATTCTCTTTTAAACATGTGTCCAACTTCAGTAAACTCTGCAAGAAATTCCTGACTATACACAAGAGAGCCTAATTCCTCTCTGGCTTGAAACAACTCCTCTGGTCTAATATTTGGATTAGATTCTGTAGGATAATGATGTACTTTCCAATCATCTTTCAACTTAGCATTCTCATAAAGCTCATAAAACCAATTCATCCCATTAGGAGTAG